CTCCGAGATTCGCCTGCGTCGCGAACTGCTTGCCGGCCCGCCACAAGAGCTTGAGCCCGTAGTGAACCACGAGCGGGTCGAAGAGGATGTAATCCCCGAACTGCACAATCTCGTCCGACCCGTCAGTACCGAGGGTGTTCCCGTTGGCGAGCCCGGCTGCGGCAGGCCGCACCCACGCCCGGGACTTGTACTCGTAGGCGATAGTCTGCCCGCTGGGAATGGCGACCCCCGATACGAGGAGAAGCTGGTTCGTGGTGAGTCGGAATTCCAGGGTAGTCGGCGCTGCGGTCAACGACTGCCGCTGTGCCCACGCCTGCGGCGTGAGCGGCCCCTGGAGCGGCAATTTGCTGGTCAAGTCCCACTGCGTCTCGTCACGCATCTTGTGATAGTCCGCGGGGAGGTCGTAGGCGGTTTGCCCAGCCGCGGTCACAAACGAGTAGGACACCATCATGTGCTCCCAGTCGTAGGTATCGAGGAGCCCCAGGCCCAGCGTATTAAGATGCTGGACTAGCTGCCGCATGTTGGGGTCGCTCGACGCGAACGGGTCCGCCACAACCGGCAGCCCAAGCTCCTGGGCTGCGCGGTTGATGACGATACCCGCTGTCTTGTACCGTGAGACGGACACGAATTACCTCCGCTTAGACTCGGGCGGCACGGGCTCCGGCTTGCTGGCCTCCAGCTTCGCGAGGCGCTCCTGTAGCTCCGCGATGACGGTGTCGCGCTCTTTGAGCGCGTCGGCCATGGCGATGCGGGGAGCCTGTTCCTTCGCGGCGTCGAGGTACAGCTGCGCGCGCTTCTTGTGCTGCTGAGACATCGGAAACTTGGACGAAACGCCGTCCGAAAGCTCCGCGAGGTGCTCGACCGTGCGGATGTTGAAGAACTTGTATTCCTCCTTCTGCGCCGAGTTGAGGAAGGGAAGCTCGTCGATGAGCGTACCCTGTGCAGCCTCCTGGCGGTGTTCCTTGAAGTCGCGGTATTTCTTGTCAAAACGGATTTTGTCCTCATCCTCCACCGGGCGCTCCACGACCGTATCGCGGTCGCCAGGCTTAAGAATGCGAACGAACTCCATTTCCTTGAAGACGGGGCGCCCGAGCTTGCTCACCATTAGCACCTCGGGGTCCTTCGGTTTCGCTCGCATCAGGCACCCGAGAGCGCGGAGCGATTCGACAAGCTCCTCGTTCTCCTTCATCACCTCTCCGCCGAAAGTCGGAAGAAAGTCCACCATCGGATGGAGGAAAAACTCGACAAAGAGTTTCTTGTCGGCGGCCTCGGCCTGCTCGTTATCCATCGAGCCAGGGAAAAGGTCGTAAATCGTATCGCGCGAAGACATGCACACTCCCCAAAAAGAAGACGGGCTGCATTACCGTTCCGGTGCCGGGCCGCTCGCCCTGCTCTCCGTAATAGACAATGCAGCCCGTCATGTTGGAACTGCGGTTTACCCTGCGCTGGACGAAGGGTGGTTCAGAACCACGTCAGCGAACCCGCCAGCGTCTGCGCTGGCGAAGTTCATGCCACGGATGTACTTCTCCGCGACCGCGAGGTCGTCTACCGTGCCGGCGGTAGCGGTCAGCTGTGCCTGGGCACCGGAGGCGACGGTCGCCGCCTTTGCCGAGCACGCGCCGGCCACACAATACCACCCGTACTGACTTGCGACGTTGGCCGACATCGAGACTGCGATGAGGCCGAGGGTCGACAGGGTAGTGAGCGTAGTCGTGCCGTTGCGCTGGTCGAAGGTAACCACACTGCCCACGACGGTAGATGCAACACCCTTGAGGTAGACGAATTCCGCCTCACCGTACACCGGGTCAATTGCCCGGATACGGGTCCCGAGCGGGTGCTTTTGCACCGTCGAGGTGTCCGTAATCGGCTGCCCGCCGGGGAGGTCGAAGCTAGGAGCGAATGCCATTTGCTAGTTCCTCCTTAGTTGTTGTGCAGACGGCCCTGGAACTTCGAGCCGCTGATGGTGAAGGCGCCGGCGAACACGAGAATCTGTGCTTCCACGTCCTGATTGAACGCGTAGCGCCGACCGGGGTTCAGCGGAACCATGTTCCGGTCGCGGTGCGGCCGGTAGTGGAGATAGTCGAGGTTCAGGAAGAGCATCGTGTTTGCGGGGGCGTTACCGCCGATGCCGCCATCGAGCACGACGTCCGCATTCATGAATTTGAGGGTCGGGAACCCAAGGGAGCCCGTCTCCGCGCCAGTAAAGCGCGTGCGCTCCTGCAAATACGCCTCGTACAGCTTCCACATGGCGTTGTCCGCCAGGATGAGCTTCGGGTGGCGCTTCCCGCACTGCGTCTTCGCCCACATGTCGTTCATGTAGGTATTGATGTTCGACGCGGTGATGACGCCCGCTCCGGGAGCCACAAGCTGCGGCTGCCAAAAAGGGTACGTCGCGCGATTGATGCCGCCCACGGTGCCGGAAGTCGGGCTCGTCGGAACGAGCACGTTCAGGCCCGGAAGCTGCTTCCCGCCGAAGGCCGTACCGTCAGAATAGATGGCGCGGCTGACGAGGTTCGTCATCGTGGTCTCAGACACGTTTAGGCGGCTGTCCACGAGGTCGATGATTTGCTCACGCCCAGCGTTCTGGAGCTTCTCCAGGCCGTTCACCACGACTGGGACCGCAAGCTGCGACAGCTGGAAACTCGCGCCGCTGATGACGTCCTGCGCCGAAACAGGCAGAAGGTCAGAGCCGGAGTACCAGATTCCATTCGCGTTCTCCGCGAAGTTCAGCGTCTCCAGGATGGAGGAGCCACCGCTAATCATCTTGACCCGATTGTTCGCCTTGATGTAGGCGAGCCCCGCGTTGTTGTCGAGCACGTTCTCGGCAATGTCGGGAGAACGGAACTCGATGGTGGTCGCGATGATGTCGCTGATGTTAGGATTAGGGAAAGACATTTACGTGGTGTCCTTACGGGACCATGCGCGTGGCTCTGTGCGCGTGGACGGGCACCCTGCCCGTTCGCTGCGCCCCGCCACCGGGGCTACTGCGTTCACCGTAAAGTGGGCCGGTCATCCGGCTCTTTACACCCTGCTGCTTTCGCCCGAAGCCTGGTCGTACGCGGCTGCTGCCGCCTCACGAGAGTCCTTGAACTGCTTCTGGCCGGACGCTGGGCGCCGACTGGGACTGCCCCTCACGCTGGAGGAAGCTCGGATGGCACGCTGCGTGGGCCCATTGGGCTCGCCTGCGGCCGCCCGCTGCTGGAGAATCTCCATCAGGTCGGGACGAAGGGCTATACTTCTATTGTATGCCGCTTCGTAATCCATTGCAACTCCGCGCTGTGCGGCAACCGCCATGAAGTCGTTCATTTCGGGCAGAAGGTCGTCTAAGAACTCGTGGTCCTTGGCGAAACCTTCCAGTTCCGCGTCAGCCGCGGTGTTGGCCTGCTGCTGTCGAGCTTGCTGGTCGTACTGGTACTGCCGGTAGAACTCGTCGAAACGCGGGTCGAACGTCTGCTGCGGGCCGGACGGCGCGGTCTCCTGCGCAACGGGATTCCCGTCGATGACCTTCGCAAGCGACTCGACCGAGACACCGTACATCTTCATCAGATTGTGAACGATGTTGGCGCGGACAGGTTCCGGCTGCGTGCCGAGCGCGTAGACTGTGCGCATCACGTTGCCGACTGCCTGCATCGGCTCCGCGCCTGAGGCGCGGATGGACTGCTCATAGGGTGCGACGACGCGCTGCCACTCGTCGGCCGCGTGCCGGTGCTGTGCGGCCTCCCGCACCACCTTCTCGCGTTCCGCGTCGAGGCGCCAAATTTCTTGGCGCGCGGCGACCGGGAGCTTGTCAAAGCCCTCGCGCGCTCCGGGACGCCAGGACTGCGGCGCCCGGAGGCTGCGGTCAGAAGCGGGTGCCGCCGCCACCGGAGGAGGGGCGGTGGCGGACGGCTCCCGGGGCGTGACCGACTCGTGGCCGCCCTTTGCCTGGGTGACGGGGGCCTTCGCGGCCTTATCACCCTTCTTAAATTGTCCAGTCCTGGGGTCGCGACCACGCTCGGCGCTCTCGTCGTCCGCCACCTCGTGGGCAGGCTCTTCGCCCCCGAGAGCGGCCTTGTCGGCTGCTGCGGCGTCTGCGGGCTCCTCGGACTTCTCCAGCGTGATGAGGCCGGCGTCCGGTCCCGCCTTCTCGTAGGCGTCGAATGCGGCCTCGACTGCGTCACGACTACTCGTCGGTTCAGACTTCTCGGTCTCGTTCTCGATGGCCATACTCTCTCCTCATTAAGGGGTGGCGAAGAAAATGATGCGGTCGATTTGACCGAGCCGGCGCTTGCGCTGCCACTCCGGCGTCTGTGGGGTTTCGATGCTCGTATCGTGGTAACAGTCAGCCTCGGGCATCGGGTTCTTCTCCTGGCCGAGCATCGCGGCGGCCGAGGCCCGGAGGCACTCAATCCAGCGGTCGTCATCCGCCGGGAAGCGGGTTAGCTGCGGGTCCTTGGGATACGTCATGGAAGTGTATTGATTCGACGCCCCGATGACCCCGAGTACTCCTTTGCCCCAGCGCCCGTTGTCGGTGCGGGTCACGAGGGTATACGCCACGGCCAGCTTGCACTGGTAGGATTCGTTGCGCACCTCGCGCCACACCACGAGCGCCCCGAGGACGACGTGCCCTCCTAACACGAGAAGTTCGTCAGACCCGAAGTGCATTACCGACGCTCCATGAGCCACTGGCGGATTTCCCGCACGTCAATCTGAATCGCGCTGAGGGTCTGCATGATGGCGTCGTTTTTAGCCTCCTGAGAGGCTACGGCACGGTCCACCTTTAGCACCCAGCCGCCAAGTGCCAGGATAGCAGCCGTCAGGAGGCTAATAACGAGTCTATGCGGCATGATTTACTCCGAACAGATGCCCTTTCCGACAAGGAAAGTTTGAATTGGAGCGGGTTCGAAACGCGGGTCGTCGTGACCCAAAATGCCCGCTCCTGCGTGACCCCACTCGTGAACGAACACCGCGGCCGGACAGTCGGGGCGTGGCGTCGCGAAGTCCATGCGCTTGATGTCCATGTAGCTAATGCCCCAGACCCACACTGGTCCAATCTCCCAGGCGTCAGTGCCTCGCTGGATAACAACCCAGCCCTTCATGGCCTCGGGGCTCGTGCCCCAATACTCAGCCGCGGCTACGAAGGCCCGCCCGAGGGTCACAGCGTCCATCGGGCGCTGTGTCTCGGGCGAGTAGAATATCGACGCACCATAAACCGATACCTCGGAGCCAGACGACGGGACCGGCTGGACCACGGCACAGTGCACCACGACTGCCGCGACAAGCATTGCGCCGAGGAGTCGCAGGTTTAGCCTCGCCCACATGTTACGCGCTCAGGTCCGCGAGGAGCTTCGAGAGGTCGGCCCGCTTATCCTCGGGGGCATACTGCACGAGGCCCGCGAGCACTGCGACGACGACCGGGCTCACCGGCCCGGAGGCGCGCAGCACGTCGAGCTTGAACTCCGCTGCGATGTACGCGAACACGATGGACACGAGGCCGGCGAGCACGCCGGCAACCGTGGACACGCTGAGCCCGGCGCCGAACTTCGCGTTGAGGAACGGAACGAGGAACACCGCCGCGACGCCCACAAGGGCCACGAGCAACTTCTTGTAACCACTGAGAAACGAGGACATTGTTTTAACCCTTATCGTTTACTTCTGGTTGACCTTCTGGAGGAGGTCGGCGAGCACGGCGTCAAACGCCTTATCGGCCTCCACTGCTAGGCGCAGGCTCTCTTGCATCCGCGCTTCATCGTCCGAAACTCGCTGCTGCGCGAGCCGGAGCATTTCCGTATCGTGAACGACGATGGCACGCATCGTCGTCAAAAGCTTCGCCGCAAGCACCGGATCCATCCCGACCGCCTTGTATGGCAGTGGCGCGGGCACCGGCGAAGGCGCCGGAGGCGGAGCCGGTTTCGCCCCCTCGGGCACGAAGACAATTCCATCGCCGCCGCGCCAGTCGTCGGGTGGCACCCAGGGCTCTACGAGGGACAGCCGGTTCGCCACTGCGTTGATGTTGTAGAGCCGGCCGTCGGGCCCGATCACGAGCCACTCCGGGAGACTCGGGTCGAACGTGCCGACGCGAGGAACGTAAAGGGACATGCTTATTGACCTCGGAACACGAGGCCCTCCTTACCGAATTGGTGATGGCGCTCGCGCGCGCGTTCTCCGATTGCCTTCACGTCACGCGGGCTCATGTCGTTCATAACTTTACGGAGCACTTCCTTGCGTCGAGTGTGGTCCCCACCCCGACCCTCCGCGACGTCTGCGCGCTCCTTCGCCTTGGCCGCCCAAGTTCCCTTCCAGTCCGAGGTCATGGTTAGGCCGCGCTCGCGCATGTACCGCTTCCACTTCGAGCGCGACGTGAGGTTCGTCCCGTCTGAGGCCCGAAGATTATCGAACCCCGCGTCAGTCTGGAGGTGAACACGCGCCTCGGGCAAGGTGTCGAGAAGCTCGACGAGCCCGACGCCCAGCTGCCACACGTACGTAGCCATTACTTGTTCCACCCTTGCGGCTTGGCCTTCGCTGCGGTGCGGTTCTCGCGCCGAATGGCGAAGCGCTCCTGTATCTGATCCTTCTCTTGCTGATTCGTCAGCTGCGACTCCCGGTCCTGCGCCTTAATCTGCATTTCCATCTGCGCCTCCTTGACGTTCGCCGCCATCTGAATGGCCTGTTTCTGCGACTCAGCCTGCACGGTCGCCTGAATCTTCATTAGGTCAGCCTGGAGCTTGGTCTGCGTCTTAACCATGTCCGCTTGCCCCTTCGCGAACTGCTTCATCACTTCGGGGTCAGGTCCCTGCTGCTGGCCTTTCTGCTGCTGGAGGTATTCCTGCGCCTGCTTTAGGGCCTTATCCCACACGCCCTCGATGACGCCTGCACCGCGGAAGCCAGCCAGGGTCCATTTGAGAGTCTCGATGAGAGCCGGACCGAGCGGCGGGAAGACTTGTAGAACGGGCAGTGCATTCCCGAGGATGGTCGAGAGGGCCCCGAGAAACTCCGCGCGCTCCGACTTCAAGGAGGCGAAGTCGGTCATGGAAATCGATTCGGACTTCACCTCGACGCGGTAATTCGGGAACTCCTGTTTGAGCATGCGCACCGCCTGGAGCGCCTGGGGCGCGTCCGGCGTGAAGAGCACGTTCGACCGCTTTAGAAGCTCCTGCTCGTCAAAATTCTTGACCATGATTTCCGCACGGATAGCTGCAAGCTCCGACGTGAAGCGAGCAAACTCGTTTTGCTTCGCCTGGACGCGGACGCTGGCGAATTTCACCTGGGCGCGAACGGACGTAGCCGTGTCGGGCCCACCAGGCGTGGAGTTTTCTGCGCCTCTAGAAATGTCGCTCTGCGCGGTAAGCTCGTAAAGAAGCTGCTGCTTCTCCATGAGCTTCTGAGAAAGCTTGTCAAGGCTTTGCACGATTTGGTCGAGCGGGAGCCAACTAATTACTTGCTCAAGGCCGCCCTTTCCCTCGACCTTGTCCGCCCAACCATCCACCGGAATCATGATGTTCCGGCCAGGATTGTCTTCGAGGAGTCGTTGTAGCTCACCGGCATTGCGGTCGTACACGCCCGCGACCCGAAGCGCTTGCTCCAGCGTCGTGATGCGCGTGGCGAGGATGTTGATGTCACGGTACAAGTCCTGCACGAGAGCGTAGTCCGCCCTCGGCAGGAGCGCGCTCGTCGTAAGGTTCGCGAAGAGCGGGCGCGGGTGTGGCCAAAAGCCCCTGAGCTTAAGGAAGTCGTCCTTGACGTCGAGCACCTCAGGGAAACCGCGCACATACCAGAAGACCTTGCGGTGCTCCTTGCTCCAAATCTCCCACACGTCAGTGCGCGTCCACGGGTCTTCGCTCCCTGCACTCGTGTTATTGGACGATGCTGTCCTGCGTGCCTCAGCGTCGAAAGTGGTCGCGTCCTCCCCCACCTTTCCGAAGCGCTCCTTCATCGCCTCGCGGGTCATTTCGACCTTTTTGGCGGTCCAGCGCAACTGCTCGTAATAGCGACACGGGCTCCAGCGCTGGTCCTTCCAGTAGAAGTATTCCACCGGCGCGTCTTCGCGAATCTTCACCTTGGCCGCGGGCGCGGCCTCCACACCGTCCCGCACGATAGGCTCTTTGTCCTCGAAATCGGCCTCGTAGCGGACCCAGGCATTCCCGAAGCCAATGATGAGGTAGTCGAGAAGCGCGTTGCGGAGAGACGACGTGAAGCCGTCCACGCCGGTCTCGATGTCCGTGTCGAGGATGCGCTCCAGGATGACCGGCCCACCGATGCGGGCATCGTCGTCCTGATAATCCCCGTAGCGCCGGGTGACGTCCACCGCGGGAATCTGCCCAAAGAGCAAATCTCGCTGGGTTGCCACGTTGGCCCAGAAAAAGTTGAGGTGGGTTGCATCGGTAGCATTCACACCACTCGAATCTTCCGGCGCCCCCTCGCGCTGGTCGAGATACGCCCGGAGAATGACCTCGGAGCCCTCGTGCCACTTGCGAAGGGCGTCATCCGAGGCATTAAGCTCCTGGGTCCAGTACCGGGCCCACCCAGAAGGCGTCCGGTCGAACTGGTCTTTTTGGAGACCGTTATCTGCCGCCGTGTTACTCATGATTCATGCCGCGCTCGGCCAGGGCGCGGTCGCGCTCGCCGATGTACCGCGCCGCCGCCTCACACAGGGCGTTTACCGCCGCGTCCGTCAGGTCCCAGCGGTTGAGGTTGTGCCCGGCCATGATGAGGTCGTAAAGCGCGATGGCCACCTTGCTGTCCGCCAGGTGCGCACGAATCAGCGTGTCCCGCATCGCGTCCACGCCTCCGCCACCCAGCGATGGAGTGCTCGGATGTTCCGGTTCAGCCGCGCGGCGTTCTCCGTGTTCAGGCAAACTGTGAGCCCGGAGGGGCAGGGGGTGTCCAGAACCGGTTGCATCACGGGAGGTGGCTCGATTAGACATGTGGGCTCCGGCGGTTTGGGGTCAGGAATTCGGTGGGAACAGGCGCCCAAAAGCAGCGCGCACAGAAGCAGGGTCGGTCTCAGCATTGATGAGGTTCTCCAATTCGTTGATGCTCAACTTAAGGCCGGCGACGGTGCGTTCGTATCGGAAGACCCGGTCACTGTGCGTCGCCGCCTCCGCCTGTAGTTCCGCGCGGACGCTGCTCACTTCGGCTTCGGCACGGGACGCGCGGGCCTGCTGCCAGCGCGCGTAAAAGAAGGCTGCTGCGGAAACGGCTGCCATGAGCAGGTACGTAATCATACGCGGTACTTCCTCCTCACACTACGGTTGTGCTGCCGCAGAAGGTCGTCCATTGTTGGCCGATACAGCTGGGGTGCACGTGCGGTGACTATGATGCCCTTCGGCCTGGGGCGGATGAGCTTCGCCGCGCGCAGGGAGACCGCAAGGTAGCGGAAGGCATCCGCACTGTGCGACGACCAATCGTGCTCCGGGTGCTTCCCGAATGCTCGGGTATCCTCATCCCAGACACGGTGATAGGACCGCAGCGCCTCGACTCCTTCGTATTCGTTGCAATTCGGGTGAAAGCGGGTGTGGTCCTGCTGGAGCACCCAGCGCGCCGCCTCAATGCCATCCTGAATGCTCACCTCGGGCGTAATCCTAATCATGTTGAGGCCCTTATCACCCCACTTCGACTTCGCCCAGGTGACGGTCTGCTCTACGGTCGAAATCCCCGTCTGTAGGCTTCTAGCTCGAGCATCGTGTGGCAGGTAGTGCGCAACGTACTTGTAGCCGAGCCGGTCCTCCCACTCTTCGAGCTTGTTGAAGTAATGTGACAGGGGCTTGCTGCTGGCCTCGTAGTGATTGACGACATCCACTCCGTTATCGTGGATGCGAGCCGCCCAAATCGAGAATGAATCGCTGATACCCAAGTCCCAAAACGTGAAGATGCCGTCTCGTGCGTACTCGAAAGGCTCCAGGGCGCCACGAAGTTCAAGGCGTTCGAGAAGGTCGCCATAATAGCTACCCACGTTCGCCGCAGAGAAGTCACAAAGGTATTCCTGCCGAACAAGTTCCTCAGGCATGCCGTCCTCGCGTTCTTCCGCTAGAACAGCCTCCACTTCTCTCTCGTTAAATAGCCCAAGGGTAAAGAGGGTGTGATAACTCGTATACCATACCTCGGGCCGGCTCTTCGCCTTTAGGAAAAGTTTATAGGCGTGGTTGTGCCCGCGTGGCGTGAAAAGGAACGCGGCCCACCCGTGGTTCTCGCGCAAAATCGGCCGGACGAGCGGCCAGGACGAAGGCTTAGCCAAGGAGAATTCGGAAAAGGTGATTCCGCGAGGACCCGAACCCACGAGCCGGTCAATACTGTCAGACCCGACAAAACGAACGATACTTCCGTTGCGAAGCTCCACGACCATTTCGGCACGGGGCGAAAACTCATCGGGCTTTCTCCGAATCTCACGCGGAAAGACGTTGTCCATGAGGCGCTGGCCAGTAGTGTTGACGAAAGCCTCCCAGCAAGCCTTGCGGGCCTGCTCGTACACGGGGAGGCAATGCCAGTACATGCCCACCTCCTCGTGGGCCATCACGAGTGTACCGTGGAGGGCCGTCAAGTCCTTGCCGGCGCGGCGGGGCCACACTGCAAGGCCGCGGAACGGGTGGTCTTTAGTGTGGTTCTGCATCGCGTGGAGGAACTCAGCCTGATAGTTACGCGCTGCGAAGGGGTCCTTCGCCCCCGCAGCTGCAACCACCTTGTAGCTGAGTCGGCTCATTTAGCGCCTCTTACTGTCCTCGAGTTCGGGGTCATAGTACGTTGAGCGTACCATGTCCCCACCGACCCCGCCTGCATCGCCACGGAAGCCTATGGACGGCTTCTCGCGCGCCTTCTCCAGGCGGGCGAGGCGCTTGTCGATTCTGCGAAGCAGCACGAGGATGTCGTTATTTTCTGCGACCATTTAAGGCACCGTGTTCCCTTCGATATTGCGGTCGAGGAAAAGGGATCCCCAGGTGCCGCCCTCTCCCCAGAAGCCGGTCCCGAAGGTTCCATAATTGTGGTGGAGGTAGTGATTGCCGCCGGGGTTGTTGTTCCCGGGCACCTGCCACCGGAAGGCGGCCTTGCCGTCTGCCCCGCGGCCGAAATTCACGGTGCGGTTGTCCATGCTAAAGAGGTTGTAGGAGACCTCGATGCTGCTGACGTTGCCGCCCACTCCGTTCCGCACCTCGGGTTCAATGTCGAGACCAGAGACGAAAGAGGCTCCAGCGTCCACCGCGTTATCCTTGTCGACGAAATTGTCGATGATGTTCCAGTTGCTCGCGTGCCAAGTGAAACCAAAGGCGCAGCGGAACGGATTGAGAAGTTCGCAGTCACGAATGATAATGTTCTGCGTACCGGGCGCCGAGGCGACCGTCCAGAGAGCCTCGCGTTGCCCGATGCAGTCGCCACGAATGTCCGCGATGCGGCAGTAACGAATGGTGACACGGTACACGCCGCCGAGACTGATGCCCTGCGGGTCCTCGGTCCCGGGGTGGCCGTTTGTGTACGTTCCCGACAGGTGGACATTCTTGATGTAGACGTTTTGCACACCGTTCGGGATGATGAGGATATCACCCTGGCTCGTGAACCCGGTCGAGACGTTCGTCGTGTGAATACGAGGCTTCGCGCCCGCTCTCTGACTTCCAACAACCCCGCTGACACTGCCACCGAGCGAGGTCCGCAAGATGAGGGGCGACGAAATGGCATAGAAGTTCGCCGGCTGGGGCAGGATGACGTGCTTGCCCTGGTCGAAGGCGCTGTCGAAGGCAGCCTGCAATTGCGCACGCACGTCCGTCACGCCGTCCCCGAGGTTCACGTCAACCATCACTGCATTCACGCCCCAGGCCGGTTCTGTCGCCTCGGTAAAGAATATGTGTTCGGCCGGGTGGCCGGCCGGGGGAGCCGTGATGTTGGTTGGCGTGCCGCCTGGCGCGAAGGTCATCCGCGGCGAGCCGGTAAGCAGGCGGGGTGCATTGAGGGTCACGGAGGGCTGACCGGCCGCGCTGAACCTCATTCCCGCCGAGCCCGAGAGCGTGCCTAGAATTGGCACGACCGTGAACTCGCCGCTGACTGGCAGGATTATAGCGATGTTACCGCGCTGCTCGTGAAAAACTCCATACTCGCGCGTACCGAGGAAGATAAGGTTGTTGAGTCGAGAGATAACCCCGACGGGGATACCCCAGATTCGCGAAAGCGACGGAAGCCCCGGCGTGGCCGTGCCCCGGAAGGCGAGGCTGACGGCCCCCAATATTTCCCGGGTAACGGCCGCACCTGGGTTGCCAGAGAGTGTGAATCGACTTACCAGCGCGCCAGTCAGAAGCTGAGTGCCCGTGACCGCCGGGTTGCCAGCGAGACCGAAGTTCGCAGCCGGCGTACCGCTCACGGTCTTGACCACGATTTCCTGGGCAAGTGCAACGGCGGTCAGGAGCACGTCGCCGTTGTTCGCCCACGTCACGTTCACCGTCTGCCCGCCAGTCGGTGCGCTCACGCGGTCGTAACTCTGCGCGGTTGGCGGACTTGTGACGGTCTGCCGCTTCGTGTAGTTCCCGGGCGTGCTGTCGCCCGCGAAGTCGAAGCCCGAGGTGCAGGCGGCAGCGAACACGTCAGAGAAAGTCTCGCCTGGGTTGAAACTGCTTGTCGTCACGCTCGTACTGAACGTGACTGAGCCAACCCCGGATGCGAGTACAGGGCTGCGCGAGGTTGCGCGCCCGTTAAACTGTTCCGTGATAATGCGCCGGCCGCTTGCGACGCTCGCGTTGAAGGTTGCCACCACGACGTTGGAGGCGTGCCCAGCGATGTTATATGCGACCCAGACTTCCTGGCTCCCCGCGTAGGGGTGGGTGTCACCGCGCACCCGAGTGTAGGAGTTTCCTGCCGTGTCAGTGACATTCGACACGGCGGAAGTGTCCTCGTAAGTGCTGACGGCCACCGCGATGAGGTTGCCGGCCGTCGCGACGAAGGCCGAGGTGGACACGGTCGCGCCGTTCTCGGCGCTCGCTCCCTGTGCGGTGTTGACAGAAGCCATTTAATTCATCCCGAAGATGAGTGCCCCTGGCATAAGGTGAAGCGCGTACGTTGCGCTGACATTCACGTTGATGGAGTCGTACCAAAAGAGCAAGTTTCCGCCGGTCTGGGCATCCCACACTCCCCAGCCCACGACCGTCTCCGTCCACGTGACCTGATTCCACTCGATGTGAAGGAGGTTCGTGACCTGACTCGGGCTCCCCCCTGGAACGCTCCAGCGGGTGTCGCCCCTTTCGAGGATGCGCCGCCCGTAATTGCCGCCGGCCACCTCGACGCCGCCACCCTCGTCGGTGGGGTTCGTCGTGAACAACCCGAGCCAAAGCTGCGGCTGGTACGGGAGCGCCGAGCGGAACCACGAATCGAGGAATGCCGCTTCAAGGAAGCGCGTCGCTCCGGGCAGAAGCCCGAGGGACGCGGCCGGCATGAAGGTGGTCGGGTTGCCGCTCAGGGCGAAAGCACAGGCCGGCGAGCCGCTGACCTCCTTGATTACCAGTGGGGCGCCAGTGAGCGTGAAGCTCAACGCGAGGGCGCCCGAGGCCGCGTAGACTTCCGCTGCCAGGAGCGCGACGAGCGCGAGGTCCGCGGCCGAGGTTCCCGTCCACGACATGCTCGCGGTCTGCGACGTGCCCGGCGCGTTCACACGCGTCTCAGAAGACACGTCCACGTTGTTCTGGAAGTTCGCGTAATTCGCGTCGGCCGTACCGGCGCTCGTGCCACCCTGGTCTGACACCCCGGCGAACATGTCGCAGGCTGCCGCACTTGGTGTGAAGCTGCCGGACGTGACACTCGTGCCGCTGACCTGGGTTCCGTCCGCCGTGCCACCCACGACGTTCGTGAGGACCCTGTTGCGCCCGCTGAACTGTGCGAGGCAGAGTGACCGTCGACTACCCACGCTTGCGGTGAATGTCACTGTCACGACGTTCGTTGCGTGCCCGGTGACGTTCGTCGCGACCCAAATCTCGACGGAGCCCTGAGTCTTCCGTTCGTGCTTCTTCGCGTACGTGTTTCCGGCCGTGTCCGTGACAGTGGACACGACCGCGTCGGAGAAGTAGGTGCCCGCGGCGACGGCAATAGTGTTGCCCGCCGTGGCGACGAAGGCCGAGGACGCAACGGTCGTCCCCGCGCCTTCGTCGTTCCCGGTCGTCTGGTTGACGAACGCCACAGGCTCCTCAGGTTAGTCGAGGCTGATGCTCAAAGCCCCGGCACTGAAACGCACCGTGTTGCCCGAGGCGACCACGATGTCCGCCGAGTCGAACCACATGAGCAGGTTCCCGGCGCTCGAGGCGTCGAAGATGCCCCAGCCCGTGACCGTCCCGGACCACGTCACCCCGACCCACTCGATGTTGTTCACGTTGGAAATCGCGCGCGGAGTTCCTGCGGGCGCGTTCCATGAAGCGTCAGCTTGGCTAACTTGCTGCCGCGCGTAGTTACCGCCGCTCGCCTCGGTGCCCCCGCTGGCATCAGTCGGATTCGCCGTGAACAGGGCAACGTAAATGCCGGCCGGCTTATACGCCGCCAACGTGCGGAAAAGCGAATCAAGAATCTTTGCTTCAAGGAAGTTTGTTGCGCCCGCCATTTTCTACTCTCCGTTCTAGAGGTTTAGATACCCTACCGCTTCGCAGTGCATCCGCATTGCTGGTCTGCGTATTTCATGATTCGTCCGCACCAGTCGCAGGCGTGTGGCAGAATCTCGCGCACATCCTCGACCGAAGTCTCACCTGCGAAGACGGTCTCCCACTGCTCGCGCGGGATGTCGCTATTGAAGCTCCTATTGCTCGCTCCGTCGCTCATGATTTACTCCTCGATGAACTCGACCCAGCCACGGAACCCGCTCGCCCCAGCCCCGACCGTAAATCGCAGAGCGATTCCGCTCGCGACGCCTGAACCAGTCGTGGGCGAGGGCTCCGAGTACGACGGACCACCACCCCCGAAGTCGAACACCACGGGCGGGGAGAGAGGCACCGCAGGCGTGGCCGGTACGTTGAACATCATTTCCTTAAGGATGTCTCCGGCCGCCCCGCCCACGCCCACCCCACTCCGCACGATGCCGCCATAGACTGAGGCGGCACCGTACGGGTCCACGGGGTCTTCGGGCTTGGGGGTCACGACGCCGCCCGAGCCAGCCGCGGTCGTGCGGAGAAGCTGGGCCACGACGTTCACCGTAGCTACGGTCGCGAACCCGTAATTCGTGAGGACGACACGCGTCACGCGCGCACGCTTCGTGGCGCTCGCCTCAATACAGAAGGCGTCCGCCGCCGCCACCGCAGCGACGTTGAAGGGGACGGAGAACTTCTTGAGAGGTGAGGCCATCGACACTTCTCCGTGTTGACTGTGGGTGAATACTTCTAGGATTTTGCTACAGTATATTTTCTGGAATTCTGGTTCGGCTGTGGAAGGGTACCGGTTAACTCACGCCGCCGCCGGCGAGGCTCATTTCGGGGTCGCCTCTTTCTATAGAGACCCGTGCTTCACTCACCGTCATCGTCACCGTTAGTGTACCCGCCCCTGCGTAGATGCGCGGCCGCACTCGCAACCTCGGACGCATGCTCATCCTCACCACCACGCGAGCGCACCTCAATCACCATTGGTCTATCCTCGGTGCCGGGCTCAGGTGCACGTGCGGGCGGGGCCATGTGTTTGAGAGCCGCGAGGTAAACTGCAACATAGGACTCAGGCTTATCACGGGCAGTGCGAGCAAGCACAGATTTAAGTCTGGGCGTCATGAGCCGCACGAGAGCTTCAAGCTCGGCGCGCGCAACCAGCGTCGAACGATTTGGCACACCCTTGACTCGGCCTTTACCCGCCATCTGATTTGACGCTCCGCACTCTCAGTTGGTGTGACTACGAGTGACTACGAGTGACTAACGCTGTCCGCCGCGGAAGTGACGACGCCGCATAAGCGCACCGATATGCGCTGCCACGTCGGGCGAAGCACCGAGGGCGGAAGTGGCATCGGGCGGCACGGCCTGAGGGCGGGCGGTCATCACCATTGGTGAATCAGGCCCTCCCGGCATCGGCCCACCGAGACCCGGGGGAAGAGCGAGGCCCGGAGGACGCTGCGCCATGCCAGGGGGCAGGCCAGGAGGCCCACCCGCGCCGGGAGGCATCATCCCAGGAGGCATCCCGGAAGGCATGCCAGGAGGCCCGCCGGCGCCTGGAGGCATCATGCCAGGGGGCAGGCCAGGAGGCCCGCCTGCACCTGGAGGCATCATCCCAGGCGGGCGAGGAGGCATCATGCCAGGCGGGCGAGGAGGCATGCCCTGAGGAGGGAAGGGCATACCGTTCGGGAGCATCGGCATCTAGGGTGCACTCTTTCTTATCTGGCGCCGTCGGTCTAGGGCACGCATGCGCACCTGCGCATCCGCTTGATTGAATTCTCGAGCAACCTTGACCGGAGGCGCCTTGACCCGGTCGGGTTGCCAGCCGTGCGCTACACCCGCCATGAGCCGGGCCTGCGCGCGTGAGCTAGAAGGCATATCTCCATGGTACACGAACCCCGCATTAATTACAAGCCGCTCGCCTCCTTAATCAGGATGCTCCAGGGGGCAATCGCTTGCTCTTAGTCGGACAGGCCACCCCAGACCCCCCTGGAGATGTCCGACTAACGTAAGTATATATATTCACTAAGTAAGTCTTAGTCGGACAAGTCCTTTATCTTAGTCGGACAAGCTCCCCCTGTCCGACTAGCCTGTCCGACTAGAAATCCCCGCGCCCTCTCTCATCTTTCCCTTAGTCGGACACGCCCCCGGGGTCTAGGGCCCCTTGTCCGACTAACACGACCCAAATGGCCACGGGCACGCTATTGATTACGCACTCCTTGTGCGTATTATGAGGTTGTCGGAGGGTGAAAACAAATGACGCGCACTGAGGCAAGGCGGCTCGTAGCGGAAGCACGCTCGCAAGGTGGCTTCACGTACGACCTTCGGACGAAGGCAGCCGTGCAGGC